AAGTAACTACTGATACTGGAAGAAGTATAGTAAAAGGAAGATTAAATACTCTTAAAGGATTGATATTATCTAAGTCTCCATCTAAGGGAGTAGGTGGTTCTAGTACTATTATATTTGCAGATGAAGCAGGAGTAAATCCTGTTTTATCTAAATTCATAGGGTATGTAAAACCCATGATTACTTATGGAGATGTATCTACAGGAACTATAATTGTATCTGGAGCAGTTGGAGAATTAAAGCATTTAGAAGGAGGATTAAAAGATTATATACAATATCCTGAGAAGAATGGATTTTATTCTGTAGATAATATTTGGGATAAAGATAATGAATTTTCAGGTAAAAAGTGTGGATTCTTTGTTCCTGAATCTTGGGCTTACTTTGGTATAGATAGAGATCCTACTTCAAAGTTTTATGGACAACCTTTCTTTGATGAAGATGGTAATTCATTTGTAGAAAGAGCTGAAGAATATATTAAGAAAAAAAGAGCGGGTTTAATAGATGAAGGAGAAGAAGCTGATAAATTTGATATTTCTCAAAAACCACTTACTCTTGCTGAATGTTTTCAATATAGAGGAGATAATATATTTCCTACAGATTTAATTAATCCTCAAATAGCTAAGATAGAAAAAAACGAAGATCATGGAACATTTATAGATTTATATAGAACTCAAGATGGATTAGTAAAGCATAAACTATTATCTAAATATGACAACAAACCTATATTAGAACATCCTATTGACCCAAAAAGAAAGGATAAAGATGGAGTGATGCAAGTGTGGGAATTTCCTCCACCCAATAGACAAACATATGGAGTTTATTGGGCAGGTATAGATATTGTAGCAAGTTCTGTATCAAATACATCTCCTTCTTTAAACTCTATTCACATATACAAAGGATCACATAATTTATCAGATGAATATACAGAAGATAGAATAGTAGCTAAATTCATGTCGAGGACATCTGATAAAATGGATTTTTATAAAAAAGCTATGTTATTATTAGAATGGTATAATGCTGAAGCTTTAATAGAAAACAATATAACTTGGTTTATTGAAGAAGCCATTAAATCTAAAGAACAATTTAGATTAGCTAGAAATCCTCAATGGGCTAGAGATATTACCCCTCAAGGTATTTCTCATATTAATAGACCTTATGGTGTATTAAGTGGAGTTAAACTAATAGATAAAATGATAGAAGCTATCTCTTCTTATATTAAAGAACCTACATATGTTACATATGATGAAAATACAGGAGAACCTACTCAACATTATGGAGTTGAAAGAATAAGAGATTTACAATTATTAAGAGAATTAATTAACTATAGACCTAAAAAAGAATATGAGAAAGGAAATTACGATGCAGTATTTAGTTTTGGTTTAGCTTTATTGCATGCTAAAAATAGTGAAGTTTTAGGAATAATACCAGAAGATACAAAAGAAAATGTAAATTTTAATCAAAAAAGTGCTAAATTAATGTTGAGGAATAGATTCTCTCACACAAACTTAAAAAAATTATCTAATGCCTATAATATACAATAGTGGAATTTTTGGACAACCTGCACAAGCTCTTCCAACAGATGAAAAAGACGAATTGTGGAAAAGAGCCAATCTTGATTGGATGGAGCAATTATTAAAGTCACATCTTCCTGAAAAACAAAAAAGACTATCTAAGAATTACAATATGGCTCAAGGAGTTATAGATGTAACTGATTATATAGATGTAGAAGATAATGAATTTAAAGGATTATTTGATATTGTAGAAACTGGATTAGAAGATTCTTTATTAGCTGAAAGTGAAATAATTGCAAAAGATCTTAATTTTTACCCGATTGTACCTACTATAATAAATGTATTAAGTGGGGAATTACTTAAAAAATTTGACCACATAAAGATTAAGGCTGTTGATGAATATTCTGTTAATGAGTCTTATGACTATAAGAAACAATTAATGCTTAAATATATTCAACAAAAAGCACAAGCAAAAATAGCACAAACTTTAGAACAACAAGGGATTACTCAGGATAATCCTGATTTTCAAAAACAATTTGAAGGACAAATGCAACAAGCAATGTCTCTTCCTCAAATTCAAAAGTTCATGCAACGTAATTATAAATCTAATTATGAAGAATGGGCAAATAGAATAATGGAGCAAGCCACTTATAAATATAAGTTACAAGAAAAAGAATTAGAATTATTCAAACATCAATTAATAGTAGATGAAGCTTATGCTGAAATTCGCATAGATGAAAATGATATTGATGTAGTATTATGGAATCCTTACGATACTTTAGTTATTAAACCTAAACACATAAAATATACTTCTGATGCAGATTTAGTTGCTAGACAATATTGGACAACTATACATGATGTAGTTTCTAAATATAGAGATAAAATAGATAAGGCATTAATTGAAAAATATAACACACCATTAGGGGTAACACCTTCTTTTTCAGAACGTAGACTGCAACCAGATGATAATCATTCTCTTATGATCAATGAGAAAAAATTGATTGCATTTAAATATATGATGGGAGGAATGGAATTATCTGCTACTTCCAAAGTATTAATTACTGAAGGATATTGGATGTCTAGGAGAAGACTTGCTAAGTTAACTGCTGTATATGAAGGAGTTAAAATAGAAAAAGTAGTAGATGATAGTTTTAAAATAACTATTAAACCTCAATATGATAAAGATAAAAATCTAATTGCAGGTGAGGAACTTGAATATTTTTATGCTCCACAAGTTTGGAAAGGAACTAAAGTAAATTTTTCTTATGGTTCAGTACCATCTACAGTAGTAAATGAAAACGATTATTTAGAAAAAACTATTTTTGGGAAAAAAGATAGTGTAGATGAATTAAATAAAGATGTATCAAGAGGATGGGTATATATAGATGTACAACCAACAGAATATCAACATACTGATTCTATAAATCCTTTTAAACCTAAAATTCCTGTAGTAGGATGTGATGGATTTGAACCTAATATGAATGTAGGTAAATTATCTTTAATAGACAAAACTAAAGCATTTCAAGTTCTTTATAATGGCTTTATGAATGAAATAGACAAATTTGCCAAAACAGAAATTGGTTTATTCTATATAATGGATCAAAAATTAATTCCTCAAAAATCATTAGATGGTAGTTGGGGAAAATATAATTGGCTTAAATTTATAATGACAGCTAAAGACACAGGATTAGGAGTAGTAGATTCTTCTGCATCTAATACAGAAGGAGGTCAAGTAATGCAACAACCAAGTGTAATAAATTTATTAAAAAATCCACAATTTCAATCTCGTATAGAATTAGCAAATTTTTGTGAAGCACAAATTCTTAAAATAATAGGAATCACTCCTCAAAGGATGGGAACTATAAATTCTCAAGAAACTGCAACAGGAATTAATCAAGCAATTAATAATTCTTATTCTCAAACAGAATTATATTTCTTTAATCACACTAAATTAATGGAAGAACTTAAAACTCTTCTTTTGGATGCTGAAAAATATGTAGAATCTAAAAAACCTGTATCAAGAGTTCAATATTTAAATTCAGATGAAGAAAATATGATGTTTGAATTAGATACTGAGGATTTATTACTTAGAAGGTTTAACATTTATGTAACATCTTCTCCAGATTCTACAAGAGCATTAGAACAACTTAGACAATTAGCTATTCAAGATAATACAACAGGAGCTTCTCTTTTAGATAAAGCTGTTATTATTGAAACTTCTAATATTAGAGACATTAAAGATCAATTAACTCAATCTTTACAAAAAGCACAAGAACAACAACAAGAGCAAAGGCAACATGAGCAAGAAATGCTTGATAAACAATTAGCTTCTCAACAACAAATGGAAGAATCAAAAAGAATGTTTGAAGCAGAAGAAAAACAAAAAGATAGAATTAAAGATATGTATATAGCTGATGTTCGTTCTTTAGGATTCTCAAATGAAAGTGATACAGACAATTCAGGTATAAATGATATTCTAGAAGTAGAAAGGTTTAATTTAGAACAAAACAAATCTTATTCAGATATATTGGATAGAGAAATGCAAAACAAATCAAAAGAAAGAGAATTAAAATCTAAATTAGACATAGAAAAAGAAAAGGTTAACATTAAAAAACAAGAATTACAATCTAAAGAAAGAATGAAAAACATTGAAATACAAAGAGATTTCGCTAATATGGTCAATGATGAAAAAATAGCGAGACTTAATAAAGAAGGAAGAAATAAAAAGTAACATTAAGAAATTGTTAATTAAACACTAAAAAATTAGGATTAACAAAAATAACTTATTAAATTAATATTGAAGAAGTAAAAGTAATAAAATGACAGAAAAAGAAATTACAGGAGTATTTAATGACTCTATGGAGATAGGCTCTCTATTTGAGTCTATCACAGAAACAGAAACTATTGATTTAGAACCTGAAAAAGTAGATTTGTTTTCAGAAAAAGAAGAACAAAAAGAAGAAGTAAAAAATGAGGGGTTTGATCTTTTTAAGGAAGAAGATAAAGAAGAAAAAGAAAAAAGTTTTTCATCTGAAAGTACTACACCTTATGGAGAAGCCATTCAACTTTTAATAAAGTCAAATGATGAGTTTTTAGTATATGAAGGTGATGATGACAATAAATTAGATTATACTTCAGATCAGTTTGTAGATTTATATCAACAAAACCTAAAATCTCAAAGTGAAAAAATAGCTGAAACTATTTTAGAACAAGCAATTTCTGAACTTAGTCCTACTATGCAAAAAGTTTTAATAGGTGAATTTAAAGGCGTTAAAATATCTGATTTAGTTAAAGATCTTTCTGACTTTCAAGAAATTGAAAAATTACCAGAGAATCCTACTGAAGAGGAAAAAGAAAAAATAGTAAGACTTTATTATAATAGATTAGCTAAAGAAAAAAATAAAGATACAGCTTGGGCTGCTAAACAAGTAGAAAAAATCATAGATAGAGAGGAATTAGATTCTGAGTTTGATGATGCTAAGTCTGAAATATCGCAAGATTTGGAAAAGAAACAAAAAGAGAAAGAGGATGCAGTAATTTTAAAACAAAAAGAAAAAGAAGATTTTAAAAAGTATCATAATTATTTTGTAACAGAAGCTTTAAAAGAAGATAATTTGTTTGGTATTAATTTGTCTAAATCAAAAAAAGAACAAGTTGCTAATGTATTATCAACTTTTGCAGTGAGACCTACAGACAAAAAAGAAAAATTAGGTTTAACAGCATTAATAGATAGCTATATTCATAGTGAGAATCCTAAAGAAACTTATAAAATATTAGCTTTAATGAGTTTAGCCGCTGTTGCACCTAATGAATTAGTAGAACAATTAAAAGTTTCAGCAGATAAAAAGTCAGCAAATGAAACTATAAAGAAACTTAAAGTAGCTGATAAAGTTACTCCATTAGAAGAATCTAAAAAACAATCTTTCAAAAAACCAGGAAACATTTTTTAAAATGAACAAAATGACAAAAGCAGTGGGTAAAAAAGTTAGTACTAAAGTGCCTGCACCAAAAATGACAAAAAACAAAGCCAGTATGACTGGAGGCAAGAAAGTAAAAGGTTCTTGTTAAAACAAATTTAAAAAAAACTAAAAAACAATTATGGCAACACCAAATTTATTACAACAAGGAGTCCTTGTACAAGACAAACAGTACTATTCTCCAAACACACACATCACAGAATCAAATCTTTTTGCAGCAGGAATTAGAAAAGATGTTCCTATGGATGATTTAGGATTAGTTAAAACTTGGACACAAATCTTTAGAAATGTACAACCTCTTTATAACTTTGACCAAATTGCAAAAACAACTGTTTCTGTAGAATCTGATAAAGGTTTTACTTGGTCTACAGCAATAGCAATGGAAAATCCAATGATTGTAGAAGATTTGTCTGATAGTGAAAAACCTGGTATAGATGGTCAAGAATTCAAAGTAGCATTTAACAGACCTTTTTCTGTTACAAACGTAATTACTTATGACCACATTCATAATCAATTCCAATTAATAGTAACTCAAGAACCTTATAAAGATGGTGATAGATGGGTACACATTTTGAAAATAGATGGGGTAGCTGCTAAAAATGCATATCTTTCTAAAGAGTATCTGACTCCTGGAACTCAATACTACAAAATTACTTCTCGTAGAGGAGATAATAATGATACAGTAGCTTCAACTTTCCAATCAGAAGTAGGTGAAAGACAATGGCACTATAGATTATCAAATACAGAAATTGCAAAAGGTTTCTCTATTGATAAAAAATCTTTAATCATGTTGCAACAAGGTAAATCAAAAGATCTTGGAACAGATTATAGAGTTTGGGAACTTTACAGATTTGCACCAGGTTCTGATGCTTATAAATATATGCTAGGAGAACCTTCTACAAATATTACTAAAATTGTAAATGAAGTTTACAAAGGAGATAAGTCTGCTGCTAAAAAAGACATAGTTGGTAAAAATTGGTTCATGGAAATTGAACGTGCTACTATGGATCAATTGATGTATGAGTGGACTATGAACCTAATGTGGGGTACAGGTGGAACTACTTCTATTCAATATGATACTATGCAAACATCTCCAGGTTTATACTGGCAACATAGGACATATGGAACTGTTCAAAAATATAACTTGTCTACAATGTCTCTGGATTATTTAAGAGCAAGGATTGAGTTGCATTTCAAACATAGAGTAGATTTCCAAGCTGAAGGAGAATTTATTTTCAAAGTAGGTGCAGGACTATATGAATTTATTCAAAAAGAAATTAAAAAAGACTTTGGTAATTCAGGAGTAGTTGTGCAAGTTGGAGAATCTGAAAGATTTTTACAAGGAGATAGACAAAACTTGAATTATACAATGAGGTTTAATTCTTTCTTCTTAAAAGCATTCCCTAAAATTAAAATTACTATTGTTCATGAACCAGCATTAGATCCAGTTTTTGCTAATAATATTTCTAACCCTGTTATTGATAGACACTATAGGTTATCATCTTTTACAGGTATTATTTATGATTTAAATGATATTGAAGCAGATAACATTAAATTAGTGAAATGGGCTTATGATGATAAATTAAGATATCAAAAACAAATTGGCAATATTGATTGGGCAGATCAAAATGCTACCTTTATTTCAAGTGGTAATTTCTCAGGAATAAAAGGTACAATGTCTATGAGACATGCTAATATGTGGTTAGTAGATCCAACCAAATCTTTAATGTTTGAATTAATTAATCCAAAAACAGGAAGATAGAAAAAATTTCAATAAAGTGAAGGGTGTAAAAACCCTTTACTTTTTTTATAAGAAAAATAAACAAGAAAAATGGCAACAATGATTATTAAACCTTATGTAGATAAGGAAAAAGACACAATTGGATTGAGTGATTTAGGTATGAACTCTTTCCCTAGAACTAGTACAACTACAGAAGTACCTATTCTTTATGGTAAATATTTATCAGGATTTGATAAGAACGCTTTTTATTTAGACCTTATTCAAGATGAAAAGCAAAAAGCAAAAGAAATTAAAACAATTGAACAAAAAGTAAAAGATTTTAATGCTAAATATCCTTATTTTAAAGTAGATGATGTTATAGTAGATAAATCTCCAGATGGTTCATTAATAGCAAATTCTTTTTATTTAGAAATGCTTATTGAACTTAAAGCTGAAATGACAATTTTAAATTCTGATAGTCCAGAAGATCAAGTAAAAATGGAAATTATAAAAACAAATGCAAAATATAATCCTGCATTTGATGTAGCTCCAGACTTGGTTACTGCAAGAGAATCAAACAAATCTTATAAGTTTTACATATCTAATACTGAAGTAGATGTTGAAAATGAAGTGATAAAAAAGAAAGAACTTAATAAAGCTATTACTTTGCTAGATACTATTTCAGCAGAAGACAAAGAAAGATTTTTATTAGTAGTAAAACATTTATTACCTGCTAACAAAGGAATCAGTATAGAATCTGATATGAGATTATACAAAAGAGCAGATGATTACATAAATGGAATGATTGATGGACAAAAAGCTAAAGGAGGAGAAACATTTTATAGAAATTTCATAAAAGTTTGTGAAATGGATAGGGATGTGTTGTATAACAAAGTTTTAATTAAATATGCTATTATGACTAATATAATTAGATTTAATAGTAAAACTAAAGACTATGAATATGCTACAACTAATCAAGAATTAGGAAAAACACCAGAAGATATTTTTAATTATTTAACACAACCAAAAAACATGTCTATTTTAAGAGAAATAGATGGAGAAGTAAAAAAAGAAGTTAAAATACTTTAATGATTAGTAGTTTAGATATTGCCCTTAAAATTAGACAAAGACTAAATAAAGCAGATACTCAAGATGATGAGAATCTGCCTATTTATGTTATTGTAGAAGCTTATAATAAAGGACAATTAAATATAGTTAATAAATTATCAAGTAAAAATAATACTTATAAAACAGGAGTTGAATCTACAATTTTTAGAATAGATGATTTACAATGTTTAATAAATTCTGAATTAAAAACACTTTCAACAGTAAAGAAATCAGATCATTATTTAACAGAATTATTACCTGATGATTATTTAAGATATATAAGAACTTTTTGTATAGGTAAAGTACCTAATTGCAATTCTAAAGAAATATTTATTTATTTACAAGAAGAATCGAATTTAAATACTCTTTTAAATAATGATTTAATAAATCCTTCTTTTGAATGGGGTGAAACAATAGCTACTATTACAGAAAATAAATTAAAAGTTTTTACTCAAAACAAATTTGAAATAAACAAAGTTCTACCATTCATTTCGATCCAAGAAAATAAATTGGATAAAATAAACACACTTACGGATTTGGACAAACGGTACCCCACAG